AAGGATAAATACCACAGCTTGGCCGCCAAGAGTTACGGTGACTTTGTTGGTGCCGCCATCATCAATGCCGCTAGCGCCAATCACGATTACACGAATCGTTTTGCAAGCAGTCAAAGTGACAGGTGCATCTGTGCCAGTTGATGTCGCGGTAATCTTGGCTGCGTCGTCAAGGTTAAAACCTTCGCGTGGAAAAATTCCAGAAGAACGTTGTGACATAATAAGATCCTTAGTAAAGAGATAATGCTGATCCTTCTCGAGGAGAAATGAAGCGAACAGCAGTACAAACTATTGTTCCAAATAAAAAAGGGGCCGAAGCCCCTTGTGTTACTTTTTCGCTAAAGCGATCAAGCAGTAGCGTCAAATCCAGCGAGGCGTGCAGCAGCACGGCCATTAACCAGAGCTAGGCCGCAATACCATTCAACTCGTGTGATTAGCTGAGGCTGAGAATGAGATTCTCCAAGCTCGCGAACATTCACACCGCCATTCTGAATTCCGGTCAGAAGCTCGTTGCCAAAAGCGACCACGTAAGCATCTTGAGCACTTGGCGTTCCGTCAAGGATTGCAGTGTTCTGATGGTCACGATCCAGCTCGAGCACAGGAAGACCCATGTAGCTCATTTGCTGGTAGCCAAATTCGTCACGGCCAATGTCGATCTGATTGTTTGCCCGAGCCAACTTGCTCAAAGCACGACGACCTGATTTAGACATAACAAGGTATCGCTGACCACCTTGAGCATCGACAGAGTCAATTGCTTCGTCAAGCTTGTCCAAGCTCAAAGCGCCAGAGCCGTTAGCGAAATACTGAGAAGATCCAGTCTTGATTCGTGCGGCCAAGCCGTCGAACTCAGAAGGAGACTGATCAGAATCGCCGTTAATGAACAAGCCTTCCCATGCAAGACGCATTGCGCGGACTCGTGACTGGATCTGGTAAGCCTTGGCTTCGTTGCCTTCCAGGTCTACAATCGCACGATCAACTTTGATGTCACCGCCAAAAAGCTTCAGGCTTTCAGACTGTGAACTTACTTCGCCATAGCTCTCGGCCAGAGCGGCGTTGTAATTACGGAATCCGACGTCAGGAAGAGACTCTTCGCGCTTCCAGAAAAGACCATTGCCTTCAATGTTTCGGAAGGGCAGGGATGAAAGCAGTGGACCAGCCGCAAGTTCAGTTACGACGGCCAGCTCAGCAGGAGAAGCTGCATGTTTCTGCGCTTCAAGCAGGGTAAGTGCCATTTTAAAAAATTACCTAAAGGATGGACAAAAAAGAGTTGGGTGATCGCATGTTGAACATCTCGTCCCGCAGGCGCGACACCCTCCCAGATCCCACCATCACAGCAGTTCCCGTTTGGGTATCTCTATACATAAGTTACCTAAAGCCCTAAGAAAATGCTCTCTTAAATAACTCTTCGCGGGAAAGGCCTTTTAAATCTTCAACAGGCATACCATTAGCATCTGTGCCACCATAACCGATACCAGCTCCGGCACCTTTTGCTCCTTTAAAGAATGTTCCATAAACAGGGTGCACTTTAAATGACTCGATAAAATCAGTCGGAGACACTCTTTTGCCGGATTCTTTGTCAAGAATAGGATCTCCCGCAGCGTCGACTACTGTCAAACTGCCGTCTGATTCCTGCCGAAAGTTAGATCCGATTTGATCCGCTAGCATGTCGAAAAAGCTAATACCATCTGCAGCATCAGTTTTACCGCCAGCAGCCAAGAACACTTTCTCAAGTGCGTATTTTTTCTGGAAACTGGCTAGTTCTGTTTTTGCAGTCGCTTCGCTAAGTCTTGCCTCCTCGGCTTCTTTAGAATACTTTGATTCAATGGCCTCGCGAGCTTCTCCAAATTGAGCTTGAAGTTGTGCTGCTTTGGCTGCTTCTTCTCTTAAGCTTTTGACTTCGTCAGGATTGATTTCCTCAAAACGACTGAGCATTTGAGTTTGTTCTTTAGCCTGGCGTTCGTACCTTTTACGGGCCTCACGTTCGGCCTTCAAGGCTTTATATAGACCTTGATTTTCTTCATTGCCTTCGCTAATTGCTTCAGTCTCGGAAGTAAGAGTTTCCGTAGCTTCCATCTCGGGAGCCATGTTCTCTTCGTTCATGTTTAATACCAGGGATCACCCCTGAAAAATGTGGCCTAGTTTACCAATATTTATTACTTAGGCCATTTATTTAGTGGACATAGTGTGCTTGGATCCCCGCCAATCCATGTTTTCATTTCCATAAAGCATCCGCATTCTGCACATCTCTTTGAGTCCGCAATAAAATGCTCGCAACCTTTGCAAATTTCATACCGTTGTTCTCTAATGTCTGGATGCACTCTGCCTTGTTGTATGGCCTGAGCGGCAGCCTTTGTCAGCCCGCCTGCCATTCTACCAATTCCTGCTTTGACCTTTTTGTTTGGTCTTAGTGATGATTGACTTTTGTTATTTGTCTTGCGATGATTTTGAAATAATTTATCGTGCCTTTCTTTAGGCCATGCGGAAACAGGCCCAGTGGGGTAAGTCCCTGCGCTTCTGAGCTCCTCGTGCAGGTTCATTCCTGGAGTATAAAACTTGAATAGTATTCCGTTATCTGTTAAGATGCATTGGTGACAAAAGAAGCATATCTAGGCCACAAGATCCCACTCTCCGGCCTGCCAGGAGACACTTCTTCTAGAGCATCTTCAAAAGCTCGACGCAATCTCATCTGGCCTTGGGCAGGCTCAATTAGCCTTAGGATGTTCTGCCTTATTGCGACATCTTCCCAAGTAACTGGAGCGGGAGGCTCGACAACAGTAATAGCATTGGCTCTAGGTGCTATACCTGCAGCATCACTACTGAGATCCCGATAGGTTGGATAGTTCTCGAAAATAACAAGCATTAGAATCCAGGGTTGTTAGTCCCAGCATTTAATAGCAAGCCATTGTTACTTCCTAACTGTATGTAGTAGGTAGTGCCTACTCTTAAAGTATTGATACCATCACCAATTACATCTCCACTAGTGAAGTTTGTAAACATTCCGATATTTCCAGACAAATCAGTGAAGTAAGGGACGAAAGAACTTGTATCAGGTTCTGTTATTACTGTAGCAAAATTATAAAAACTAGGAGGCATTGCGCTCTGGTAATCATTGCTAAAATTCGCAGCGGATCCGACTCCACCGAAAGGATGACAAATAGATTCACTGTCGGCCGCCTTGTGCCGATACACTAGATCTAGCTGATTAGAGCCTACAAGAGGCATCGGCAGGAGTCCAACATCAGGTCCGCCTGCAGTTACACAAACACTGTCGTGCATGGTTCCTGATGGTGGAAAAAAGCTAATAATCCTATTTGTTGTCGAGTTAAATATAACAAATGCGTCATCATCTCCAGGAATGTGCCAATAATTCCATGTGCCGTCTATATCACTAACAGGCATGTTGTATGTATGATAAATAGCCGCAGTCGGCATACCGTAGCCGTCAAAGCCGTACGATACTCCCGGAGCATAAACATGAAGATTTATAGTTCTAGTAGCAGCAGTATTCTCCATGGTAATTAGAAAAGCAAACCTGCGGCTTGTGTTATCAGCCATGGTCACGTTTTTTTCGGCAAACATTGAGCCAAAATATCCCACCGCTGCATTGGCGTTTTGATTAACAGTTATTGTCCACCCTTTGTTGGTGTACGCATCCGCCAGTTTCTGCAAATAGACGTGTCCGAAATTACTTGGTGAGACATTTACCTGGCTAATTAATTGTTCCCAAGCCATTTTAAATAACTATCTTTTAGCAGTATAATACCGATCAAGATAACGCAATGAAATCAATTTCAAAATTAAAGCTTTGAGATGGCCCTGTAATTTGATTGTTTATTGCTTGCGGGATAGCTAGATTAAAATAAACAATTTGATTTGCACTGTAAAAATTTGTCATCGGGGTAAATGTATACTCAAAAATATTAGATTGACAAACGATTTCAGCCACTACTCCATCATTAGGTGTTGGGTCTACGCTCACAAGTCTATTAGTGTCAGCTATTGAATCGGCGCTATTATTATATAAGCGCAAACGAGTGCCACTAAGATTTATAGTATTGGACGATGTAGAAAATGTTATCTTAGATATAAGCCCTGCCTTGAAGCCTACTGCAACATTGTCGGAACGATTGGCAAGAAAGTTTCCCAAAAGATTAGTGTAAGTCTTTGTTATTGATCTTTCCCCGCCAAAGCTAGCAAAACCATTGATGAATGCACTTGACTGTGCATCATAAATCAACGACATACCATCTACTGGTGTCGTAACAAGGCTGACATCTGAAAGACTAGAGAGAGTTACGTTAAGAGCTGAAGCTATGTCGGCTGGTGGTTTATTTTCAAATCTATTTAGTGCATTATTATAAATTAAAATCTCACCGTCAGTCAAAACTGTTGGAAATTCACAATCTTGCATCTCCCCTAAAGAGGACGTGCTGAGGCTGACATTGCTTACAGTGCCGGGCTCCCACAAATTGGTCACTGCGTCATAGACCAAGGCTTGACCGTTGCTTGGAGCGACAGTTCCAAGATCCACATCTGTCAAATCACCTAAAGGCCCTGTCGATGGGTTATTGACCCAGTTCAATCCACCCAGCCCATCTGTCTGCAATACATCCCCGACATTTCCATCTTCTGCAGGAAGAATGTAACTCCTGCTTTGTGTCATGTTTGCGTTTAATACAAATTCTAGATATGCCCCCGTGTTGTTAGCGGCACCGCTATCTCCCCTGTCAAAGCGCAATCGGACAATGTTATCAGTTACAGAAGGATCTCCTTGAATTCTTACAAAGCCAGTATCAGCACGAAGCGTTATGCCACGATCGCGATCTGCATATAGCCCAGCTCCTGAGTTATCGTTGTCCCTGGTTTGCTCAATAGCAATTCCATAAGTCGGATCGCTGACCAATCTTTCTGTTATTCCGCTTGGAGCATTTGCCCTGTCAAGAATAAATTCACGGCAATCTGTAATGGTTAGGGCTTTTCCTAGACCAGAATTAGCGGCAGGTACATTAGACACGTCTGCTAGGTCACCAATCAAGTTAAGAGTAATATCTGCTGGTGGTCCTAGTCCATTAACCCACTCAGACCCATCGTAGATCAGGATTTCATTTATTTGGGGGTTAGTGACTATAACATCGTTTAAATCATCAATGCTTTGTGCATTAATATTAGAAATGTACCCAGGGTCATTGATAAAATCACTGAGGGAGCTAGGCTTATTGATTATATATGAATATGCAATTTGTTTAGATACCCAGTTCGTGCCATCCCAAATTAAGGCATTGTTTATAGTATTCGTACTTGCAGTTACATCACCAATATCATTGATACTATTTCCACTTAAATTAAAAGAACTAGTATCATTTACCCAATTAGTACCATTCCATTTCAACACTTGACCTGTGCTAATATTCGCAAGATCAAGGCTAACATTCGATAACGAGTTAAGACCAATGTTTACATTTAAATCAGTAACGTCAAGCGGTCTATTCGCAATGTCGGTATAAGTAAGGCTATGATTTACCCATCTAAAAGTTGTTGCGTCATACCTTAAGAATTGATTCGTTGCCGCTGTGGCCACTGAAATGCCATCTAGGGTGCTGAATGAATTAATTGCAGGTACAAATTTATCATTAACGTCATCCCATTTTAAAATATAGTTTTCGAGAATTTGAGAAACCGTTCCAAGGTCTACATCAGAAAGGTCGCTAATAGTGTTGTTAGAAATATTTGCCGGAGGCTGGGTTGATGTCTCCCATGATTGCGAAGATGTTTTCCAAACTAATAATGAGTTATTCGCTAGATTAGCGTAGGGCGCAATTGAAGTGTCGTAAGCACTTCTGATTGAATTTGGTGTACTGGCATTATATACATCAGTATTTGACGGAGCAACAATTGGAACCGTAAAAGCAGACTCTCCTGTATATAACGAAGCTCCAATATGCAAACTAATTGCATCTAAATATCCATTAAAACCAGGCAATGGATCAATGCCTGTTTGCCCGCTTGGAATATATCCAACCCTAAATTCTTGAGGCAAGACTACACCTGAAGTACCTGCATCGTTAAAGTCAATTGCTTCATTGTAGATTTTTCTTGAAATTAGCTCTCCATCTATAAATAAAGAATATACTCCAGACCCCTCATGTTGAATATTGACATGATGCCAATCATCGTCGAGAACCGTTACGCTTCTGGATGAAATAATTTCACCAGTCGACGGCAAGAAATCATGAGCTATAGAAGTGCCAGGATTGATCCCTAAAACTACCGAACCACGGGACTGGTTACTTGTTTCGCTGGTCGATGACCCTCCTCCATTAAGAGTATCAGTGGTGCCACCGTCTAGATATACAATAAAAGCCCCTGGCCCGCGAACATACTGGCCAACACCCATCACCGTTAGGTAATTGTTTCCACTGTTAAATGGGTTCGAGAACCAGTTGCCGACACTTCCTTTGATCCAAAATTGTAAAGTAAATTTCTGGACACCAATTAGAGGCGTTTGCCCATTTTGAAAGCCAAGCCCGTCTGCATTAGGCGTTAAATTGCTATTATTAAAAACAGCACTTTGTGTTCCAAATTTCTTGTCAGCGGTCGTCGGAAAATCAGAAGTAAAATTAGAGTAATAAGGCGTATCTAAGGCTGTAGACTCAAAATTTAGCAGTATAGACGGAGTAACTTTTTCGCTAAAAACAGCCTTGGGATCTCCAACTTCTACAATGCCTCCGAATGAATCGAGCGTAAAGATTGAAGCTCTTCCAGGCTTTCGGCTAATGACTAATTCGCCTTCACTGATTTCATATATGCCCCCAGTTGCTACCTGCGTCTTGACAAGGTTATCGCCATCTATAGAGTTTTTAAGGACAATCTTATCAGGAAAAACAGCCATCTTGCCGCTAGAGCTAGAATAGTTTTCCAGTCCTATTGTATCTATCCCGGACAGACATTACCCTCGCAAGATCCTAGGGACTGTAAGCCAGTCTGACAGTCAAGCGTCAGTCTCCCTGAATCTTGGCCGTTTATGAGTATGGCGCAATGTGTATGATACCGTCCGCAAACGGCTCCTGAGGCAAGAATTGCCACTGGCGGGCCAAGAGTGACTGATGTGCCGACGGCAACGCAAAATTCTTGTGTTGCTCCATGGCAGTTATCCAATGCACGATACTTAATCCCTGGAACACAAGCACCTGGAGTCCCGCAACACTGTCCGCTACATACTTGATTTTCGCAATCTTGGCAGTTAGCTTGATCTCTAACACATTCATCATTGACGCATACCTCGCATTCTCCGCAGGGTGTGGTTGGATTCTGGCAACCGCAATCAGGCAATCGATCACACACTCTAACAGTAATTTGAGTAAAAGCACCTACTATGTAAGCACTTCCTACGGTTGTACATTGCTTGCCAGGAGGGCAAGTATGTAGACTTGATATGCCTGGCTGAGGCAAACTGTCAGTATGGGAACTCCAACTATTTGTTACGCATACGCAATTGGCTTCGCATTCACCTTGAGCCTTGCAGGACTCCTGCGGCTTATTAGGTAATTGATTGCATTTAGCCAACAACTGCCTCCTTAAAATGGTATAGCCAGATTCTTGAATTCCTGCTTGTTCGCAGCTTGACTGCCTGTATTGTCCACTTACGGTCTGATCCTGATTTGGATATGGACACTGAAAATTAGCTATTTGATATAATTGATCGCATTTGGTGCAGTCTTCTTCATAATCTCCGGTCTGTTCATTGCACGTTTCGCACTCGCCCGCCGACCCAGGAGGATCGCAGTTGCAATTAGAGCTACTGACGAGTTG